CAGCCCACATTCCGCTCATTGCGCCGTACGCAGACTGCGCTCCATAATACGCAGCAGCACGTCCGCCTTGATATGCCATTGCGGATGCTTGGTCATACATACCATCAAAAAACCCACGGCTCTGAATCACAGCGTTCTCATTCGCCTCTGTAATTGGAATCGCATCCGTATCATTGACGGCGCGAGACACAGCTCCAATCTCACTTGGACTATAATTCGCAGCTGGAGTAGCAGTTGCAAGACCACCAGTCTTGGGAACTCCCTCCATATGGGTAATGGTCTCAATAGCAATAATATTGCTATTGCTACCAGGACCACCGTCAACGGCGATAACAATAACTCCCCATCCACTCGTCTGAAAGACGAGATCGCCCTGCTGAATGATACTTGGAGTGGTGCCGCTAGCTGCGTTATTAGCATTACCAGCACAATCCGAAGAAGGATCAAAATACTTCTCCGAACTAAAATCAATAGAGCGATTAATCACAGTGCAAGCCTTCTGACAAAGCGTGGCAACTGGAAATCGCTTATATGTCGCTTGCTGCGACATTTCATCAATACTGGTCGGATAGTCCCACGTAGTCTTATTAAAATAAGACGGTGTATAAATACAAACGTGGACGTTACCAGTGATGGTATTAGGAGATTTCGGACAAGTAATCCGAAACCCCTGAGCAACAGTTCGAATAACATTGAAGTTTGACACAACAGATGTCAACTTCGAATTATTGGTCGAACTGCCAAAATCCGCAGCCCACGTCCAAGTATTAGCCGTGGGTGTAGTTGCGGTATTAACAGACGAAGACGTAGCAGTATGACGAAACGCAATTACGCCCAATCCAAGCGACGACGTACTAACGTAGTTAGTATCAGTCAACTGAAATGCGCACGAAGGAACCGAATTGGAATCCGGAATCTTCGCCCCATTCGCGTCAGAATGAAAAGGATTAGCTTGCGCAAGAGCAAATCTACTAATTTGCGGCTTCTTCGTCATAACCGAACGACGGCGGCGCCGAATAGGACGAGTATAACGACTACGACGACGATAAGTAGGTCGACGGCGTCGACGTGTTGAAACGCGACGACGCTTATACGCCATACTTACGCACTAAAAAGAAAAACCCAAAATGATATAAAAACCCTACTTCAACTAGGGGAAGGGTGTGCCTGGCACAGGCACACTAGCTATCTAGGTAATACTACGTCAGAGTGATGGTGTGCCACCCCTCTGCCGCGCCTTCGGCGTACCTAGATAGCTATAGCCAAGCTGGTACGCCGCTTCGCGGCGTCCCTAAGTATATGTTAAATGAATAACCCCCCGGTACGTCGTCCTTCGCTACGCTCGTACGCCGTCCTCACCCCCCGCTTCACGGGGGGTATAAAGGATAGAACATAAAGGTTGAGCATATGTTCTTAGGGTATATGTTTGAGTTTGAAAATAAAGTATAGAAGGATTCCGACGTCCGCCGCTTCGCGGCGTCCGTCTACATTTTTTTTTCTAAAATCGAATCCCATACTTCAAGTTCAAGTTCAACTTCAACCTGGTCGGATTATGGAAAGAGAAGGACATGCCGGCTCATCTCCTTTTTTTTTGTTCATTCTTCGATTCACCGTCATGAAGATCAATGGAACCGACAACAACCGTAACAAGCGCGCTACTGGCAAGCGCGCTGCTACTCTACGTAGCAAGGAAGAGAGAGACCGTCCAGCCAAGCGACACGCGGCTGTACAAACGAGTGCGACTACTCGGCCGACTCAAGACGCGAGTGCACATTTCGTCATGATGCTGCACTACAAGAACGAGGCGGAGCTCTGGGAAAAGACGGCACGACTGAACGAGATCGACAACACCAAGAAGGACCTGGAACTCGAGGTCCTGGAACGAGTCAACGCAAACCATCTCCGCGATCTAGAAGATGCGCGTGCAACCCTTCATCACCTCTGGGACCGCAACGACCACCTCTTCGGGGTCCTTGCCGAGATCGCGCGGAACAACCACGCGATCATGGAGCGCTACATGCCGTGGATGACGGCTGAGACGCCACCTGCCTCGCCGTTCGAGCAAGTCGACCTGACCTCGGATGAAGAGTAGATGGGAGAGAGAGAGAGAGAAAAGAAGAAAGGAAGAGAAACAGATGTTTGTTTTCTATACCACATTTTTCTATCTTTTATACCTTCCAATTCCTAGTCAAAGTTCGGCCACTGATCAAATTCAATCGTTCACTCCTCAATTTCCCCCGATGGCGCCAAGTCTCCGATCGCGCGGCTGGTGCTTCACACTCAACAACCCAATCGACGGCGACGAAGAACACATCTTCGCGGCGCCCGCGCGATACGTCACCTTTGGGCGCGAAGTGGGTCAACATGGGACTCCGCATCTGCAAGGATACATCCACTTCGACCACCCCCAGAGGCTTCAAGGGGTCAAGGCCATGCTACCAAGAAACCCACATCTGGAACCGCGCAACGGCACTTGTGACCAAGCGATTGCGTACTGCCAGAAGGACGGGAACTACGTGGAACGAGGAGAACGACCGAGCGAATCTCGAGGACGCGAGGCTGGAGGACTGGGCAACCGTCAACGCTGGTGCACCATCATTGAGCGTGCAAAGCTGGGCGACACAGAGTGGCTGCAACTCAACGAGCCCAAGGTGTTCGTGCAGTTTATGCCGCGACTGGAGTCCCTCCGGACTCTACGCCCTCCAGTACTCGACGGAGATCTGATCAACGAGTGGTGGTGGGGGCCGACCGGAACCGGAAAGTCCAAGCTGCTATGGGAATTATACCCCGACCACTTCGCCAAGAAACTCAACAAGTGGTGGGACGGCTACATGAGAGAAGACATCGTCGCCATAGAAGAATGGGCTCCGAAGAACGAGGTAACGGGATCGGCACTCAAGATATGGGCCGACCGCTACCCCTTTCCGGGAGAAGTCAAGGGAGGAACGATGATGCACCTTCGTCCAAAGAAGATCATCATCCTCAGCAACTACAGCATCAGCGAATGCTTCATAAACGAGCAAGATCGCGGGCCGATAAAACGGCGATTCACGGAACGAAAGTTCCCCGACGACGTCCCATGGGCGCGTCAAGCACACCTGTGGTACAACGAGCAACACGCGCCACCGCCGATAGAGTTCAACTTAGAATCACTATCGTCGGCAGACAGCGGAGTCGACGCAGACAGCGAGGTGTCAAACGAGTCGACAGACTTCGATTGGACCCGCTTTGGCGAGGTCACAATCCCGGACATTCCGGATGACATTGATTTGTCTTTCTTGAACTGACTCTACGTCAGTTCGCTTTTTATATATGAGTAAATATACAGACTTTTTCCTTAACCTTTTTCCCACCCTCCATTTATAAATAGGCTATAATGAATAGCCCATAATTCGCGATATATATTACGCAAATATTTACAAATAACACTACTAAAGTTCATCACGACGACGTCCAAATGGTCTAAACGATCCAGGAGCATTATATCCAGACGATAACAAATCCAGCGCAGCTTCCTTCTGGTCGAGAGTTTGGTAATAAATTACATACCCCCGACTCAAAAGCTTCTTCGATCCAGCATCAGATATAGTATCAACAAAACGAACTGTTTTGTTGACTCTGTCTACAATAGGTAACAAACGATCTGGGGCCTCTGGCCCAGGAGATGGAGGCAACGGTGCAGGCACCTCCTGCGAAACGTCGGTACCAATACCAACGCCACCATTCACCGTAACACGGGATGCGCCAGCATCATAAAAGCTACCAGGAAGCTGTCGGTTAGATCCGTACAGAGCGTATCTACCGGCTCTCTGATCTTCTAAATACTGGATTTGTCGTCGATCGCTCATTCGACTAAAAAAGTCACGAATGTTACTCGGTGTGTTAGATCTACGTCTAACAGTTAAATGATCCTCACCCTCAGGAATATAATAAGACGGATCAACACCGCCTTCATTGGGGAGAGTAATCTGGAGAGGAACATAATTTTCAATCATGTGACCCATCTCGACTTCATCAACAGCCTCGTTGGCAGCCTCTTCCATTGCAACATCCCAATCTACACACGGCGTGAAAGGTAACTATTAGCGTTGCCAGCCCACATTCCGCTCATTGCGCCGTACGCAGACTGCGCTCCATAATACGCAGCAGCACGTCCGCCTTGATATGCCATTGCGGATGCTTGGTCATACATACCATCAAAAAACCCACGGCT